ACGTTAAGTTTAACGAATACTATCGTATGTGGCGCGGCATTTGGGCAGATGAAGACAAGACTCGTGAAAGCGAGCGTAGCAAGATTGTTGCTCCTGCCTTGCTACAAGCTGTTGAAAACAATGTCGCTGATATTGAAGAAGCTACGTTTGGTCGTGGTAAGTTCTTTGACATAGAAGACGACATGGGTGATAAAGAGCGTGGTGACGTTCGTTTCCTACGTGAAGCCTTGTCAAAAGAGTTCTCTAAGAATAAAATTAGAAAAGCTGTAGGTGAATGTCTGATTAACGCTGCTGTCTACGGAACAGGCATTGGCGAGATTGTACTAGAGAAAAAGAAAGAGATGGTTCCGGCAACAGAGCCAGTAATGGACGGCGCTATGACAGCCGTAGGCGTTAACATCCGTGACCGCACTGTGGTTAAACTACGTCCTGTACAGCCACAAAACTTCCTTATAGACCCTGTAGCAACAGACATTGAGTCTGCTGTAGGCGTAGCTATTGACGAGTTTGTCTCTACACACATGGTAGAGCAGCTACAAGAAGAAGGTGTTTATAGAGAGTGTTACATTGGGCGTGCAGCGCCTGACCTTGATATAGAGCCTGACGAAGAGTTATGGCAGCAGCCAGAAGACAAAGTAAGGTTGACTAAGTATTACGGATTAGTGCCTCGTCAGTTGCTAGAGAATGCCTTTGATCCTGAAGATGAGATGGTCAACTTTGACAGTGACGAAGATGATGAAGGGCGTGACAGCTACTACGTAGAGGCTATTGTTGTTATTGCTAACGGCGGTAAGCTGCTAAAGGCAGAAGCGTCTCCGTACATGATGGAAGACCGTCCAGTTGTAGCCTTCCCTTGGGACGTTGTACCTAATCGTTTCTGGGGTATGGGTGTGTGTGAGAAAGGCTTTAACAGCCAAAAGGCGTTAGATGCTGAGCTACGCGCTCGTATTGACGCTCTAGCCCTCACTGTACATCCTATGCTTGCTATGGACGCTACTAGGATGCCTCGTGGCACTAAACCAGAGGTTAAAGCAGGTAAACTGATACTAACAAACGGTAACCCTGCTGAAGTATTGCATCCGTTTAACTTCGGACAAGTTAGTCAGATTACGTTTGCACAGGCAGACTCGCTACAGCGCATGGTACAGGCTGCTACAGGCAGTGTTGACACAGCTCAACAAGCTATGAACGGTGGTGGTACAACGTCAGCAGGCAGCTCTATGAGCCTTGGAGGAGTAATTAAGCGTCAAAAGCGCACATTAGTTAACTTTCAAGAGTCATTTTTAATGCCTTTCGTTGAAAAAGCTGCTTGGCGTTATATGCAGTTTGAGCCTGAGTTGTTCCCTGTCAATGATTACAAGTTCATAGCCACAAGTACGTTAGGTATTGTTGCTCGTGAGTACGAAGTAGCTCAGTTAGTACAACTGCTACAGACTATGCCGCAAGACAGCCCTGTGTATCCGATTATCCTGCAATCTATTATTGATAACATGAACATAACCAACCGTGAAGACTTAATACAGACCATGATACAGGCACAACAGCCTAATCCAGAGCAGCAGCAGATGCAACAGGCTATAGCAGAAGAAGACAGAGCCTTTAAGAACAGCCAGACAGCCGCTTTAAGCGCTCAGGCAGCAGAGTCTAACGCTAGAGCGCAGAAGATAGCACTAGAGGCTCGTGGCATCCCTGTAGAGCTTGAGACAGATCGTATTAAAGCTGTAGCGTCTAGTGTGTCGTCTACTGAAGACGATAAAGACTTTGAAAAGCGTATGAAACTAGCAAGTTTGGCGCTTGATGAGAAGAAACTAGGTCTAGAGGTAGCCAAGGAGAACCAACGTGGTCAGTAATAAAGAGCTAGAGAGTGTGGTAGAGCAGGTAAATGCAGCCTACAGCCGTATGGAAAAACGCATTACAGCTCTTGAAGAGGCTCTAGCAGCAGCTAAACCTGCTAAGAAAGAAAGCTCAAAAAAGACTTGACATTTGACTGACTTTGTGGTATAGTCCGGCGCTATATCACATACGCCATGTAAAGTCAAGCATTATTGTCCTAACGAGGGAAAACAATATGAATGAGGCAGATGTACTACATTACGAGCAGATACAAGATATGCTGCTTACAGACGGTTGGAAGAATGTACACAAAGAAATTAGCATTCTTACAGACGCAATAGAGGGAATAGATGCTGTTAGTAGCATTGAAGACCTTTATTATAAGAAGGGACAGCTGAACATAGCAAATCTAATACTGAACTTGCCACATACGGTAGATTCAACTTTAGATGTCCTTAAAGAGGAAGCGCAGGATGACTAGGCGTATCTATGAATTTCTCTGCCCAGACCAACACGTCACTGAGCGCTTTATTGACGAAGAGGTAAGGGAAACAGAGTGTTCTACCTGCGGCAAAACAGCGACTAAGATGATTTCTGCTGTTCAATGCACACTAGACCCTATATCAGGACATTTTCCTGGGTCTACTATGAAGTGGGCAAAGAATAGAGAAGATCAGATTAGACGCGAAAGACGTGAGGGCAACTCGTAAGAGCCTCACAAGTCCATCAATCTCCATAATGATTTAATCACGGAGTTTTAATAATGGCTACATTGTTAGATGAACAAAACGAAGGACGACAAGAAGACAACACCGTAGACAACCTAGACGCACTAGCCTCTCAAGAGCAACCTAGTGAAGAAGATAACGTACCGGACAAGTATCGCAACAAGAGTGCTGCTGAGCTTGTACAAATGCACCAAGAGGCTGAGCGTATGCTTGGTCGTCAGAGTGGTGAGGTAGGTGAACTACGTAAGGTTGTCGATGAATTTGTAATGTCACAATCCTCAACTAAAGAACAACCTGTAGACGAGGAGATTGATTACTTTTCTGATCCTGAGAAGGCAATACAGAAAGCAATAGATAATCACCCTGCTGTTCGTGAAGCTCAAAGAGCCTCTACGGACATGAAGAAGTCAAGCGCACAAGCAATGCTCAAGGATAAACATCCTGACATGGCTGAAGTGCTGCAAGACTCTGCTTTTGTTAGTTGGGTTGGTGAAAGTTCGTTTAGGACTAAACTGTTGCAACAAGCTGATCGAAACTTTGATTATGAAGCAGCTGACGAGATATTCAGTCTGTGGAAAGATCGTAAGGCATTGATTGGTCAAACTGTAAATGCTGAGAAGTCTAGTAGAAATGCTACCGTTAAGAGTGCATCTACTGGCGGCGCTTCAGGAACGCAGACGAACAGTAAGAAAATCTTTAGGCGTCAAGACATTATTAAACTAATGAAAAACGACCCTGACAGATATTCAGCATTGTCTGATGAGATAATGGTAGCGTATCAAGAGGGGCGCGTCAAATGATTAAATAACTTTAAGGAAGAAATAAGATGACTAATTCAGTATATCCACTACAGGGCGGTGTTGTTAATAACACCAAAGCAGCAACCTTTATTCCAGAGATTTGGAGTGACGAGGTACGTGCAGCGTATGAGAAGAGTCTTGTACTTGCTAACCTAGTTAAGAAGATGGGCATGACAGGCAAGAAAGGCGATACTATTAATATCCCTGCTCCTGTTCGTGGCGAAGCTGTAGCTAAGGCTTCAGGCACTGCCGTTAGCATCCAAGGCAATACTGAAGGCAACGTACCTGTACTCATTGACAAGCATTTTGAGTATTCACGTCTTATCGAAGACATTACTGAAGTACAGGCTTTGTCTAGCTTGCGTCAGTTCTACACTGGTGATGCGGGTTATGCACTTGCTCGTCAAGTAGACACTGATCTACACGCACTTGCAAAAGACTTAGGTAACGCACAAAACTCTTACGTCAACACAGCTTCGTTCTATTGTGATGCGTCTACAGGTCTTACTACTTTTGCTGAAAACACAGTTACAACAGCAGATGTCTTTACTGATAGTTGTTTCCGTGACTTGATTCAAAAGATGGACGATGCAGACGTTCCTTTTGACAATCGTTGTTTTGTAATACCTCCTTCATTGCGTAATGCAATTATGGGTATTGAGCGTTACGTGTCTTCTGACTTTGTTAGCGGCGCACCTGTAGAGAATGGCAAGATTGGTAACTTGTACGGCATTGACGTATTTGTATCTACCAACTGCGCTGTTTCTGAAACAGCAAGTGACAACTCAGCAGGCGGCGAACTCAAAGCTGCATTGCTCCTTCACAAAGACACGTTCGTGTTAGCGGAGCAGATGGGTGTTCGTTCGCAGACGCAGTACAAGCAAGAGTGGCTTGCCAACTTGTATACTGCTGATCAGCTGTACGGTGTTAAAGCACTCCGTCCTGATTCTGCATTTATTATGAACGTAAACGCCTAGATAGGAGTTGGGGAGGCAGTTCTGCGATGCGGTGCTGTCTCTCCTTTTCTTTATGAGTAAAAAAGACCCCAGAATAACCAAGTTAGGCGTAAGTGGGTATAACAAGCCCAAACGTACCCCTAATCATCCTACAAAGAGCCATGTTGTATTGGCTAAAGAAGGCGACACAGTTAAGACCATACGCTTTGGTCAACAAGGTGTCTCAGGCGCGGGGAAGAACCCAACAACAGCAGCAGAGAAGGCAAGGCGTAAGTCCTTTAAAGCTCGCCATGCTAAGAACATAGCAAAAGGCAAAACATCAGCGGCCTACTGGGCTAATAAAGAAAAGTGGTAACTAACAGGACATAGACATGACAGTCATAGTAACCAAGAACAGCTCAACAGCCTCATCCGTCCCAACCACAAGTGACTTGGTTAAAGGCGAACTGGCGGTCAACGTAACTGACAAAAGAATCTTCACAGAGAATGCCTCTACACAGATTGTAG